CAAACCAATGATGCTGGGACTACAGGAAGTAGAACCACTAGAGTCTTTAGATCCAGTCAATGAACTTACAGGACTCTTGCAGGACTGGACAACCAATAGACAATCAGCAAGAACTTGGGATGATATATTAAACAAACTACCATACACAGATGAGAAAAGAGAATTTACATATTTTAGAATGGAAGACTTCTATAACTTTTGTAAAAGAAATCATTGGGAAAAAGATAAGAATCAAACAGGTAATCTTATAAAACAACTAGAAGCATTTGAAGGTGAGGAGCGAGTCCGTATTAAAAAACAACAACCAAGATTAATTAAAATAAAAACAATGAAACAAACAGAGGCAGCTGTTTCTAAAATACCATACCAAGAGGAGAATTTCTAATGACCAAAGGTGTGATAACAAAAAATATAAAAGTAAAAAAATTTAAATTTATTTTAGAAATTTATCCTAATTTAGAAGGCCAACAAGATATAACGTGGGAAATATTTCCACACGATTATAATGCAGCACTGTATGCATTTAGTAATAAGAAAGCACTAAATAAAATAATAGAATCAAAACATATCTATGAACCAAAGAAATGAAAACAATAATATTAGGACCACCTGGAACAGGCAAAACAACAACTCTATTGAATCTGGTAGACGAGTTTATCCAGGACGGCGTTAGACCAAAACAGATCGGATATTTTTCTTTCACTAAGAAAGCTGCAACGGAAGCAGCATCGAGGGCCGCGGATAAATTTAGTTTAGATATAGATAATGACTTAACATTTTTTAGAACCCTGCATTCATATGCATTTAACCAGCTAGGTATGACTCGAGAGAAAATGATGGGCACCGAAGACTACAAAGAGTTTGGTGAAAAGTGTGGGCTGCCAATCAAGACTGCAAAATTTTCTGATAGTGATGGCACGTTTAATTCTGACAATGAGTATCTTACAATTATAAATACTGCGGCTGTGAAAAGATTAGATTTATTAGAGTACTACGACTCAAGAAAAAATATATTAGATATAGAACGAAACACTTTATTTTTATTATCAGAAGAACTTAAAAGATTTAAAAAAGAAAAAGGACTCAAAGATTTTAATGACTTGTTAGAAGATTTTATTGCAAAAGAAACTATCAACAAGTTTAAAGTTTTATTCATAGATGAAGCACAAGATTTATCTTTGCTGCAGTGGGAGATGGTAAGAAAGATATGGAGTCGTGCAGAGAAAACTTACATCGCAGGTGACGATGACCAGGCAATATTTAAATGGGCAGGTGCAGATGTAGATCACTTCATTGCACTTAAAGAAGAAGTAAATGATATAAAAATTTTAGATCAATCTTATCGTATACCTGGAGGACCTATACACGAGCTATCACAAAGAATAATAGGACAGGTACAAAACAGATTTGATAAAGAGTATAAACCAAGAACTGAAGAGGGAATCTTGCGTAGGTATTCTGATATTACACAAGTAGATATGTCAGAGGGAAACTGGTTAGTATTATCTTCTGCAAACCATTTTTTAGATTCTGTAAAAGAAGTATGCGAGCTGAGAGGCTGGTATTATTCTTTCAAAGGACGGAACTCTATACCGCTTAAACTATTGTTAGCGTTAAACAATTGGGAAGCTTGGCGTAAAGGTTCACTATTAAATCACCTAGAGATAAAAAACATTTATGAATACCTTGGATCGAATGTATTAGAAGGATTTAGAAAAGGTAAAACACTACACGCTGAAATAAAATACACATTAGAAGAGTGTCAGAAAGAACACGGTTTAGTAGTATCAACAGTTTGGTATGAAGCATTCGAAGGACTTGATCCGATCACAGAGAATTACATTCGTAATATGAGGGCGAATGGTGAAACACTAAATAAGAATCCTCGTATAATAATGTCAACAATACACGGAGCGAAAGGAGGTGAAGCTGACAAAGTTTTATTGATGCAAGACATAACAAACGCAGCACTCGAAACATTTAGTCACGACCCAGATGAATTACATAGATTATTTTATACTGGAGCGACGAGAGCGAAGCGTGAATTACACGTCTTGGATCCAAGAGATTTTGATAAAGCTTATTTATTATGAGTAAAGTTTGGAATAAACAGCACGGCGGGAGTCACTATCAAAAGTATGTGATACAGCCCAGTAAATTTGTAGTGGAGAATAAGTTGCTATATCCAGAGGGATGCGCTATAAAATATATAATCAGACATCAAGATAAGGGCAAGAAGCAAGACTTGTTGAAGGCCATACATTTTATTGAGATGATAATTGAAAGGGACTATAAGTGAGAAGCACGCAGATACCTCTGTTTACACCAGAGACGGAATGGGTTATGCCGGATGAGTTGAAAGATTTACGCGGCGCCAAAGAAATAGCAATTGATTTAGAAACTAATGATCCAGATCTAAAAGACCTGGGCTCTGGTAATGTTACCGGAAAAGGCCACATTGCTGGCATTGCGGTGGCCGTAGAGGGCTGGTCAGGGTATTTCCCTATACATCACGAGTCTGGTGGTAATATGGACAAAAATTTGGTCTTAAATTGGCTACGAGATATTTGTAGCCAGGTTGATACCACCTTTATATTTCACAATGCAATGTATGATATCTGCTGGTTAAGATCAGCAGGAGTAATAGTCAAAGGTAAAGTTGTTGACACAATGATAGCAGCGTCTTTGATTGATGAGAACAGACTCTCTTATCAATTAAATACACTGGCAAGACACTACATAGGTATGGGTAAAGATGAAAGTGTTTTAAATGCAGCAGCAAAAGAGTATGGACTTGATGCTAAAAAAGATATGTGGAGATTGCCTGCATTATTTGTAGGTCAGTATGCTGAACGTGATGCTGAGTCTACACTTAAACTTTGGAAAAGATTAGAGACAGAATTATATCAAGAAGAACTTTGGGATATATTTAACCTGGAGACAAAACTATTTCCGTGTCTAGTTGATATGAGATTCAAAGGTGTAAGAGTTGATCTTGAAAAAGCAGCGAATATTAAAAATAATCTTATGGATCGTGAGGCTAAAATTGTTAGTAAAATCAAAGATTTAACAGGAGTTGATGTAGAAATACACGCAGCTCGGAGTATTGCAAAAGCTTTTGATAAATTAAAACTCCCGTATGACAGGACAGAAAAAAGTAAAGAACCAAGTTTTACAAAAAACTTTTTACAAAATCATCCACACGAATTACCAAAACTAATTGCAGATGCAAGAGAGATAAACAAAGCTCATACTACATTTATAGATTCAATAACTAAACACGCAGTTGATGGTAGAATACACGCAGACATAAATCAAATTAGATCTGACAATGGCGGAACCGTAACTGGCAGATTCTCAATGAGTAATCCAAACTTACAACAGATACCCGCAAGACATCCTGAATTAGGACCAATGATTAGATCTATATTTATTCCAGAAGAAAATACAAAGTGGGGATCATTTGACTACTCACAACAAGAGCCTAGAATTTTAGTGCACTATGCAAAATTACAAAACTTATCTGGTGTTGATGAAATTGTGGAAGCATACAATCAAGGTGATGCAGACTTTCACCAGGTTGTTGCAGATATGGCAGGCATTGAACGTAAGCAGGCCAAGACAATTAATTTAGGTTTGATGTATGGTATGGGTAAAAATAAATTAATGGCAGAGTTAGGATTGATGAAAGAATCTGCAGAAAAATTAATAAAACAATACCACAACAGAGCTCCATTCGTAAAACAATTGATGGACAATGTATCTCGTAAAGCAAATGATCGTGGTAAAATAAGAACTTTATTAGGTAGAGCGTGTCATTTCGATCTTTGGCAGCCGGTACAATTTGGTGTATTTAAACCTTTACCGCTAGAACAAGCGCGAAAAGAATATGATGAGCCTTTGAAACGTGCATTTACGTACAAAGCTCTGAATAAATTAATACAAGGAAGTGCTGCAGATATGACTAAAAAAAGTATGGTTGCATTGTATGAAAATGGTATAATACCACACATACAAATTCACGATGAAGTGGATATCTCTGTTGAATCTCCAGA